CCATGGCTAGTCCATAAAGACTTTTCAATATTCATATGCTTAATTTTAGCGACTTATAGATAAAAAGGCAAATAACAGTTGAGTAGAGTTAGTCAACCTGTCTTCCATCGCCCTTGGCATTTCTTCCTTCTCCAGATTTATCTGGAGCGGTTGCCTGTCGGTCTTGGGATCTTTGTCTAGTATTTCCAGCTTGGGCTGTCTGCTCTGCGGCATCCTGACCCTTTAAATCTACTACTTCATCCCCGCCTTCAAGAGGAATCATACCCTTTCTAATTCTAACTTCATTAGGGGTAATTACTTGCATTCTTAAATATCTTTCGTCAATCTTAGACTGGGTATCTTCATCAGTAAGAGTTAATTCATTAAATTTAAGGGTTAATGCATCTGTTTTTTCTTCAAATATTTTATTTAATTTTTTCTCTAAAATCATTTGTGCTGGTCGGCAAACCTGCTCTTTAAATGTTTTATCTGCATCTCTTGCTACTGCTAAATTAACTCCTTCTGGGGTTCCAATTTTATTAATTGGGACACGGTGTGCCAAAAGGATTTCATCTCTATTTGATTTGCGGTAAACATTAAATGAAGACTCCTGTGGATTTGCCTCGACAGGCTCCATTTTAAATTCTGTTTTTGAGTCTGGAGTATCCCCTGGAAGTGGAATATATAGGGATCTGTGATTCTTTCCCTTTAGCCCTACTTGGAAAAACTCAAGCAATTTACGCTCTGACTCTGGAGAAAGCTTTGCTCCCTTTACTGTAATAATATATCTTGGAACCGCCTTGTTTTCAAAGTAATCAAGGTTATATCTTCCAGATAATTCATTACCCGCCAAAGAAACCTGGGCCGCAATAATATCTGCAACTCCGTAGTAGTTATTCATTGGTGTATATTTCTTTAAATGAATAATTTCATTTGGACGATCTTCTTGTCCAGCAATTGGGTTCTCTGTTTCTAAATCCCCAAAGTTATTAAAGTATACTGCCTTTCCGTAAAGCAATTGAATAAAGCCGTCTCTAAGTCTACGCACACGCATTGTCTTTGCAGGAATATGACCGATGTATCCAATGTTTCCCGCTGTAGTTCTGCCTATTTCAATATAGCCATTTCCAGTTGCTTCATAGTCTGTAAATACTTTAATTAATGTTTGAGTAAATGTATCTTCATCATTCGTTGTATCAAGCCACGCATGCAAGTCTTGTCTTAATTTGCTTAGCTTTCTACGTGCTCTTTCAAGAGACTTGTCATCTGTAATAGAATCAAAAGCATCATTTGTTTTCTTTGTTTCTATAAAATCATATCCTAAGCCGACAATGTTTGCTACCTTTGCATTAATTGCAGCATAATTGTATGTTGAAATCTCGTATACTTTTGAAAGATATTCTAAGTTGTATGGGGGCTCTACTAAATCGAACATAGCATAGCCAGTAATTGCTTGTGCTAATAAATTTTGCTGTGTTCCAGTTTCTTCTCGTCCAGTAAACGACTTAGAAAACTCTCTGTTAATTTTACGCTTAAATGAAGCCCCTAGCCCTCTTACTTTTTTTAGATCTTCTAGACCTGCTGAAAATGGGTCAGTTGTTATTTCATTTTTTTCTAACGAGAGCCAATCTGCGTTGTTTGAAATATTAATTATGTTTTCTGAGTTATCTTCATCAAGAAATTCTGTGCTCATTTTAACCCCTTTAGTTTTTTCATTTCGTCCTTGTAGTTACCAATATCAAATGGGTCAGGAACTAGTCCCCAGTCAAGTCTTTGCTTTTGGTGCTCAAATTCTTCATCATTAATTTTCCTTCTAGCGGAAAGAAATTTAGGCCTGCCTTCGTGTATACCGAACGTGCGAACTTCTCTAGCCAAAGCATCGATGTTGGATCTATTTCCTTTTTTGGACGTGATTGAAAGAAAGTTTCCATCATCATCTCCAATCCATCTGCCGTCTGGCATCTCCCAGACATATATGCCCAGGGTTGACTCTTCTTCATTAATGTTATATTTAGCCTTATTAATATTCATATGACTTTATTTTACCATTATTGTCTACTCAAGTCCAGCTTTTTGTCAACCCACGTGACAGATTATTGGTTCTGAAGCACGATCCAGTCATTATCATAAAACTCAACAGAGTTTTCTGTCAATGTCATGGACGAATCATCTGCTATTGTTGCTGATTTTCCAATATGCATGTTGTAATTAGATAATGCCATAGAGGCTGAGAAGGTTCCTGGGTAGTAAGAAATATATTGATATAGGCTAGAAGGGCCTCCTGTTGTCGAATGATTAAATAGAATCTGCCCTGTAATTGGTCCGCTTGTTACAATTACAACGTGATAAAGCTCGTTTGCGGTAAATACAGAACTTATATTTGTCTGAGAAGTCCGATCTACGCCATTAACATAAATAGCAGATATATTAGATTTAGTAATAGTTCCATTTGTTACCCATGAGTATTCTGCTGATACAAAGTTTCCACTTGCCGTACTTGATAAAATAGAGTTTGAGGTAAGGTCTGATAGGGTTAAAAAGAACTCTACCGTTCTAGTTAATTCTGCGGTATTAATTTTAAATCCTGATCCGCCTGCCGTTGTTAATCCGTTTAGCTTTTGGCGGGATAAGATAGGATATTTAATTCTTCCCAGCGTAATATCTTTTGAGGCAAATCCAGGTGTGCTCTCTATAGTATAAATATAATCTGGATTACTTACTGAGTAAAGAACTTGATCTTTGTAAAAACACATAAGCAAGCTATATAGCCTTGGAATAAATTTACTTGTATCTGATGAGGCAAATGTTATCTCAAGATAAAGGGTTCTTTCAGAACTAAATGATCCTAATTTAAATTGAGGAATTGTTCTTCCATTAATACACGCTATCCATGTTGTTCCATCTATAGAAGTTCTTACAGAGACCCCATTATCGCCGTTCCACTCTATCTTAGAGGAGTCTAAATCAAATCCTGCAGGAATTGCTATGGCATCTACTATAACTACGCTCTTAGAGGCTGCAGAGGCCGTTTTTTTAAACTCAAGGCATTTCTCTTGTGTATTATAAATTAAATCATTTGAGGCAAAAATCTCTAAGGGCTTGTTTGCAGGATAGGCAAAATTAAATTGCTTGCTTACGCTATCATCATATATTTCAAACAATGTCCCACTTTGAGGGTATGAAATCTGAAGAGGAGATGTTGTGCCAGAGTAATTAAAGTGTTCTAAAGTTTTATCTAGGCCTAGGGCATATCTATATACTGCTGGAGCATCTACAATAAATGAATCAGATGCATTTCCTGTTGGACCTAATTTTAATGTAATTGTTGGGTTAGTAAACTTATAATTAGTTAAAGGTTTGCTTGCTGCAAATTTGCCATTTACATATAAAGACATTTCTGTAATAGAGTATGTTGCTACAATATGATGAGATTGGCTTATATTAGGTAAAGTATAATCAAGTCTTTCCGCCTCAAGTTTAAATACTATATTTCCCTTTTCATAAAATATACCCACATTTTTTGTTGAGTCTGCAAATATGCTTGTTAGGACAGATGTTGTAATTTTAGGATAAAACCAAACTTCTAATGAGAATGCATTATCTGAAGAGTTGTTATCTGCAAATCCGCCATCGGCAGTAGATCCATAATAGTCCTTAGTTACGGGTAGTGTTATGTATTTAGTATTTGTTATAAGAGACCCGTTTGCTCCTCCTGAAACAAGTGGAATAATTCCTATTGTTAGTCCGCCTGTGTATGTTCCATTGTTTGAGCACCCAGACACATCTGACGCTGTGGTTCCAGAAAATTCATCCAGTGGCCAAAAGCCAATAGGATAGTCATTCATTACTTTAAGTTGATAGCTCATAATATTATTATACTACATTTAAAAAGTAGTATTTAAGGAATAACTTCTACGCCAGATATGGTAAGAAGGATACCGCCTGGGATACTAGCCTGAGCAAAAATCCGATCCCCTGGATTTACAACTATTGTAACATCGTGGGAAGTAATAGATTTTTCTGTTGCAGTTAAGTCTGGAAACACTTTATTATAATTTTGAGCATCTTCGCCAGCTGGGGCTACGTAGATAGAATATAGCAATGTTCCATTATAAATATTTGAAACAATAAGATTTTTTATGATTGCTTTATTAGTAAATGTTTTAAGTGGTGTAGTTGCTAGCTGGGTTAATATTAAAGGGCCAACAAATCTTTGAGGTTCATATGCCATTTTTTGTCCTTAGACGATTGTCCATTTAGAAATAAAGTCTCTTTCAACTTGACCCATTTCATAATCACTTAAAGCTCTGTTATAAACAAGAATTTCTCCTAGATCAAATTGACCATATGTTGATAAGTAGCGACCAATTGATTGTCCTGTCATATTAGATGGTGCTCCATCTGATGCACCAAGAGCAACAGTAATTCCATTTCTTCTAACTTCTCTTCTATTATTTGTGTTATCATATCTTATAGAATAAACTTCTGGACGTCCAGCAGTCACTGCTGGAACAATAGCATTAATGTCATCATTACCAAAAACCGCTCTAGATGATGTTGGAATAGTATATCCAAATGCAAGGTTTGATCTTGTAGCCACTCCCTGTCCGCCAATAACAAACGAGCTACCAGTTTTTGCTGTTTTAGTTGCTACGTAAAAAAATGTAAAAGATGTATTTGCAAGCCATGATAGTGTAGGATCTGCAAATGTCATAAAATTATTTACACCATCAAATCTTAAAGCTGGCAATGAGTTAATTGCCGCTAATACGTATGTTGGCTGATTTGTTGAAGTTGCCTGTACAAAATTTCTTTGATACTGAGATCTGTCTTTTACTAAAGAACATTTTCTTGTAATAGCGTCTACTGTAAAGTTAGAAATAGATGTAGCATCTAACCATAGTTGCAAGCCAAACTGAGTGTATCTTGATCTCTTAAATAATGATCTCTGTGACTCTAACATTATGCCCCCTGCAAGGATTCAAATTCTTTAAGACCTGCCTTGTTTGATTTTTTCTCTTGTGAAGTAAAATCTACAAGTTCAACTCTGTATACAGAACCATCTAGAAAATATGGATCACAGAATATCATTTTTTGTTTTTCTGAGTCATGCTCTAAATACTCTAAAACTTCAACTAAGTTATTCTCGTCTTTAAAGTCTTTGTTTGGACCTGAAAGCGGGAAAGAAGCATTTGGAAATAAAGTGTTAAGGGTTCCAGAGCGTTCTACGGTTTCTGAATTAAGTATCGCATAGTACATTTTAGCCGTGTGTCCATTCGTTCATTGGAACAATTGTTGGATAATTTGTAGACTGATATCTTGTATCAAATGAGTATGTAAATACAGACTTGAAAAGACTTAGTTCAGCACCATTTGCTACTGATGTTCCATCAGAGTCAACTCCATATTTTCTAAGTCCGCCTGGATCAACAACGTATAGTCTCATACCAACAGTTCCGTCTACGTTAGACTCTCCTGCATGCCAAATAAATTTGTCTTTCTTGAACGGCACAATTTGTGCTCCCCAAGACTGGCTTGCCCATCTAGAAGTATAATATCTTGAAGGATCTTGAGTGCTAAAGAAAATTCCACACCATCCTGTTTGATAGTAGTAGTATGGTGCATATGCTACAACCCAATCGTTATTCCAGGTCTGCATGTAGCGCATGCCGTAGTAGTTTCCTTGCTCAATTCCATACGAAGTTGTATGTCCTTGACCATTTAAAGTTGTTAAGGTTCCAGAGGACGTAGCAAAGTTAGGAGCAAATGTTGCATATCGAGTTACGTTTGCAGGAACAAATCGTGCTATTCCAACTACGTTATTATCTCCCATAACAATGTATGCTTTTCTTCTTGACTCATCATAGTTTTGAGATGAATCTTGTTGCCATTGGAAATCATTGTAGTAGTAGTAGGCTGTTTGAGTTAATGCTGTAGGACGACCCGCAGTAAATGCCTCTAACAAGAATCTATGCATTGTTCCAACTGTATAGTTAGTTGCATCTAAATCTCTGTTTGCATTAGCATTTTTCCATACGTGAAGTCTATAGTTATTAGCGTTGTCTCTAGGCTCTAGAACTGCCAATGTATTGGTTCTAACATTGTATGAAATTGCTGTATATCCAGTATTGAATCCTGCCCATGTTGCATATGTACCGCTCATATTTACTAATTCTAACGGAGCAGTTCCACTTCTAGGATAAATTCCTAGTTGGCTGTTTCTGTAGTAAATTGAGTTTCTTGGACGGATTCCTGCTTTTTGAATCATTGTTCCAAAGAATGGCCAATGCTCTAATACATAGTTGTACCAAACTGAGTGAGCAAATTGTCCGTCAGATCCTGAAGCTGGTTCGTGCCCTGGTAGCTGAACAAGCCAGTTACCTTCGTCTTGTTGATAGTTAGTTCCTTTTACAGAAGAGTGTCCTGTACCTCTAGAGTCTTGTGAGGTATTTGTGTATCTTGCACCTCTATCTGGCCAGTCTTGACCTTCTGTATCTGATCTTAAGTATCCGCCGTACATTGGCTGCATATTGCTACTGTAAGTAACAAATGCTGGCTCATTAGATCTATTAGTATAAATACCAAAAGTAGGAAGAGGATTTTTTGTAACGGCATTATTTGAAATATTAGTAGATATCGCTGCCACGTTAGCAATAGAGGTATTTAAACCTAATCCTGCCGAAGAGGCCAAAAGTATAGAAAGCATTTGAGGGCTTGTGTTTATTCCAGCATTTAGATTATTGTAGACTGATAAATCTAAATCTGGTAATGCTATCGAATTACTATTTCCTGATATTGTTGATAGTGCCACTTTGTTCTCCTATTTTATGTTATATTTTTAAATCTGAAAATGCGTATGATCCAAAGATTGTTGTTCCGTTATTTCTTGTGTAAAAATTTAAAACTGTTGTATCTAATGATAGTACTGGCTGAATGTTTGAAGCACCGCCACCATCCCATACAATTCCTGCTGGCCAATTTATAGTATACGATCCACCAGATTTAATTTCCATCTGCCAAAATTGTGCTACGCTTGCTGTATTTGCAATGTTTGAAAATGCTACTGTAAAATTACCACCAGCAATTACTTTAAAAACATTTGAAGCTGCTAGGTCTATGGTAAGGGTTCCAGTTGACTTAGTTCCCAAATCAATAAATTGCGCTGGGATATTAAAATATGGCTTACCTTGTCCATTAATTGGAGCTTGAAGATATGTGTAAGTCCAGAGTGCTGGTGTTACTGATTGGGGGGTCTGTGTAATTGGCATTTTATTCCTCTTCTGGAAGATCGAGTGCAGGTAAGTCTGCTGGTCGAATTCCTGGTCTTGGTTCTGGTAGCGCATCCCATTCAGCTTGATCGTCTTTTACACGCTTAGCTGCTATTACGTGATCTGCGGCTCTTACCTCATTATCTGTTTTTCCTGGATATTTGTCAACAACAACTCCGTCAACAAGGTCTAATCTATGTGGCAAAGTCGTTACAATATCTGTTTCGTATTCTCCATTTTCATTAAACTCTGCTACTCCATGATTAAAATTAAGTTTCATTTTTTTCTCCCTTATACTTTTCTTGTCCAGTGCGCCATTGATTGGAGACCTGGAAAATTTGTGCTTGTGTAATCTGTATCAAATCTACCGCGTTGTGGATTAGCTTCTAACGATAGGGTTCCGCCATTAGCAATAGTTGAAGATGTAGTTCTTCCTTGTAATGCTCCTTCTGGATCTTGAACAAAAAGTCTTAATCCATAATCATTATCTGTATTATATCTAGAGTTGTTAAACAAAAATTTATCTTCTTGATAAGGAACCATTTGACATCCTTGCTCGCTGTTTGCGGCCTGACCAATAAAGTAATTTCTAGGATCTCTTGTATCAATAAAGTATACGTTCATTCCTGAGCCATAGTAGTAGTATGCATTATATGCTACTACCCAGTTATTGTCCCAGCTGATGTTATGTCTCATTCCGTATCTTTCGCCTTGCTCGTATCCGTATGAGGTTGTTAAGCTGATTGTGTTAAAAGATGTTGTTAATTGTTGAGTTGCTGGATTATATGTTGCATAGTGGGTTACGTTTGATGGAACCATTCTAGCCATTCCAATAATACCGTTATCTCCAGCTACAACACGCATTCTATATTGTGATTCTGCATAGTTTTGAGAAGAGTTTGCTTGCCATTGGAAATCATAAAACGCATAGCTAGGAACTCCAGCGCCTTGACCTGCATCAAGCATGCCTGTCTTTGCTTCTCTTAAGAAAGCAGCAAGTGTTCCTGGATAGTAATTATCACTATTTAAAGATCTATCAGTCCCTGTGTTTTTCCAGATATGCATTCTGTAGTTATTAGATCCATCTTTTGCGGTAATAACTACAAGTGTTCTGGTTCTATCGTTATAGCATGCTGAACCGTATCCTGTTCCGCCTGCCCAAGTTGAGTATGCGCCATTATTAAGGTTTATATTTTCATAATAACCATTATAAATTCCACGTTCCATAATTCTTAATGTTGAGTTCTGATACCACATAGAGAAGTTTTGTCTTACTCCTCTTTTACCAATAATAACTCCAAAGTATGGCATATAACCTGGAGATACATCAGAGTGCACTGCACAGTAAGTTCTATTACCAGCATTTAATCTCATCATCCAGTGTCCGTCTGCCTGTTGATATGGTGTTGCCTGACTCCAATAAGAAGTCCAGCTACTTGAGTTAAAGCGTTCGTTTGTATAATTATTTCCATTCCACGGAGCCCATAATTCTGAATCGTCGTGTTGGCTTCCTGCGTTAATTGGTTGCATTTTACTATTATAGATATTCCAAAATGGTCTATTATCTCTGTTTGAATATGTTGCAAATGTTGGCAAAGCATTATATTGCGGAAGAAGATCTGTGGCAGTTGCACTAGCTGATGCGATTGCTGCGTCTAATGTTGCTGCGCTTCCTGTTGCCGCTTGATTTGATATAATTGCCAAAATTGTAGGATTCGCTGCAAAGGCTGCGACTGTTTGATCTTGTACTACCTTATCTATACCAGGTAAAACAATTTGCGTAACTGAATTTGCAACTGCCATTTTTTATTTCTCCTAAATACTTTTAATTAGATTGTTGTTATTTTGACGCCTGAGATAAATGCTGTAACAGAGCTTGCGTTTCCTGCACTGAGAATAATTGCATCTCCTGCGTTCAAAACTTGCTTAACATCTATAACTGTAATTTGACGAGGTGCTAGGTCAATATTCTTGTAAAAGAAAATTCCTGCGAACTTGCAGCTTGTCTGTTGTGCTACGTCGGTGACGTTAGATAAGGTAATAGATGTAATAACATCTGTCTCTCCTGCTGGGACGGTGTAAACCTGAGCCTCAGTTGCTGTAACGTTTCCGCCGAATAGTCTTGCTGGTAAACTAATTTGTGCCATTTTATATTACTCCCATGTTTACGAATAGATTGTAGTTATCTACTGCTGCATTTACTAATGCAATTTGTTGATTTCCAGAGGTGACAACGGCATTTACCTGAGACGATCCAGCATTTGTTATTGTTGTAACTTGACCGCTAGATGCATTTGTTATGTCTGAAATTTTTTCGTTTGTTATTGCCACAATGTCATTTACTCCTAGAAGTGATCCTAGGGACTCAAGGGATTTAGCCAAGAATACGAGGTCTTGTGTGGTAAGCGTAGATGCAGACAAAGCATTGATCTTTGTCTTTGCTAGCTCAATTTGTGCGGTTAATGTTACTGCTGATGGCATTTTGTGTTGCCTCCTTTAGAATATTGTATCATAAAACTCATTATACTGGTACTACTGGAAAGGTATAAGTTAGGTCTTCAGATATATTATCTGGAAGGTCTCTTAGGGCCTGTCTATATATTTCCCACTCCGTCTTTTTTGCATCAGATAAAGGAGAGGTAGATAATTGTGTCCAGTCTGATTCCATTAGAGCTCGATCTCTTTTATTTCTTGCGTCTAAAATAACCCAAGATCTTCTTAAATTAAATCGATAGTCCTCTAATTCTTTTTCTGTCATTGCAACTGGTACACCATTTGACAACTTATAAAATTTACCATCTGTATTAGAAGGAATAACATGCCAATCTTGTCCTGGAGACTCTTCAGAAACTAATGTTTGTTCTTGAATATTTTCTTCATCAAATTTAATATAAATCATTATCTATCTCCATAAAGTGTTGCACATCTATTCCACAGTCTGTGGGATGAGTATCCATTGTATGCCGTATCATCTAAATCTGTATAGTTCATTGCTGTCATGGTCATTCTCATATCGGGCTGAATCCATTTATCTGAAAATGTAGTATCTAAATCATATAATTTATTTACCTCTAGTGCTTTACCGCCGTAACCGCCCTGCCACCATAAATATGTTGATGTCTGACAGAAAAATGCTGTTGTATTTGCTGGAATTGTCATTGTTCCAGTCCAAGTATAGTTAGAGTTTCCACCAGAACGATTTGCCATTGTTGTCCATGTCATTCCCGTAGCCTGTGAGTATAGTCTTCCAGCGCCAGTTGGAATTCCGTAGTACATTGCAGAACCTTCATATCCTTGTGCCCAGTAATTTGCATACCATCCAGAAAGTGTAATTGTTTTAGATAGTGTTGGGTGAAAGTTTCGAATAAACATAGATCTCATTGAAAAACCCTGATATCCAGAATCTTCCATGTGGTTGTGAACCTGTCCTCCACCAACTACGTTTCCTCTTGCAAACTGTAAAACTGCTCCTGCACGATTATTTACAGATGAATATGAATTTGTATTTTGTCTATTATGACGACCTAGCGCCATATGAAAATTTCTTTCATGATCTGTAGTAGAGTTCATATAATTATAATATGCTCCCCATCCATCGCCAGACTGCCATGCACCTGACCAGATTGGGTTTCTATCATTAATAGTATAAATTGTTGGAATGTGATACGGGAATCTTGTTCCATCAGTTACTTCTCTAAATTCATTATCTATTCCAGTTTTAACTCCAAGTGAGGTTGGTGTAATTCCAAGTGCCGATCCTGTTATTCCAATTGTTGCCATATCAGCGGCTTTTAGTCCTGACGATAATGTTAAGAGCGAGTCTAGTGATGCCATTATGCGATTCTCCATCCTTTTGCAGTATTTGAATATATTAATTTCATAGCTTTATTATTTACGTTAAAAATAAGGTCTTCTGCTACACCCTGAATTAATTCACCATTTCTAGCTACTGTAAAGAAGTTTGTTGATGCAGTTCCAGAGATGTCAATTATTTCTACAACGGCACCTATTCCAGGCCCCGCTGGAAGTGTTAAAGTTAGTCCACCAACTCCACCACCAAGTGCTGGAGTATTAACAAAAACTCTATCTCTATTTACTAAAAGTTTGCTGGAAGTTAAAATTTGCCATGTATTATATCCAGCGCTTGCAGCTAAAGCTGATGCTGTTGCAATATCTGACACCTGACTTGAAATTGATGATTCTATAGAAGTAACTCTAGGGTTAATGTTATCGTATGAAGCTTGAAGAGTTGTGTATTTACTTGATAGGTTTGATACTGCTACTCCATTTGCCGTTCCATTAACAAGTGTAATTGCGGCTGATCCAGCACTTTGAATATTTGTAATTGCATTTGCGGTTGCCGCAACAACATCATCTATACCTAGAGCTTTAGATAATATTACTAAGGAGTTTGACAAATATAATATTTGTTCTGCATTTAAAGTTGAAGCGCTTAAAGCATTAATTTTTGCTTTAATTGTATCAATTTGATTTGATAAAGTAGCATAGTTAGCTGCGCTACCAAAATCTGTTGTAATAATATTACTAGCATTTGATTGTTCACCCTCAGAAGCAGTTGTAATAGCTCTTACTTTAAAGGTGTAAGCAGTAGCTGGAGTAAGTCCTGTAACAAGAATTGGTGATGTAGCTCCTGCGCCTGAGCCTCCAATTGGAGTCGATACAACTGTATATCCAGTAATTGTTTGTCCGTTAGTTACGGTTGGTGCGGTAAATGTAAGTGTTGCAGTTGTTGCGCCTGTTTTTGCAGCTACTCCAACTGTTGGTGGTCCTGGTGGGGCAGTATCTGTAGTTATGCTACCGCTTGCTGCTGATTGGGGCCCAGTTCCAACTGAGTTAATTGCTGATACTTTAAATGTATATGATGTTGCGGGAGTTAATCCTGTAAAAGTAATTGGTGATGTTGTTGATGTGGCAATAACTCCACCAGGAGTTGACGTACCAAGGTAGCCAGTAATTGTTGTTCCGCCATTTGATGCTGGTGCTGTAAATGCAAGAGTTGCGGTTGAAGATCCTGTTTTTGTAGCAGTGCCAACTGTTGGCGCACCTGGTACATAAACGTCTGTAGCATCTGTTGTTACGCTATTACTTGCTGCTGATTGTGCACCGTCTCCAACAAAGTTAGTAGCTACAACTTTAAATGTATAAGCTGTTGCTGGAGCTAATCCATTAATTGTAATAGGTGAGGCTGATCCAGTAGCAACAATATTTCCTGGAGTTGATGTAACTGTGTAACTAGAAATTGATGCTCCACCTGTTGACGCTGGTGCTGTAAATGCAACCCGTGCTGAAACTGAAGATAATTTTACAGCTGATCCAATTGTTGGGGCTCCAGGTACAGTGGCATCTGAAGTAATTTGATTACTTGCTGAAGAAGCAGCAGATGTACCAGCTGAGTTAGTTGCTGTTACAGCAAATGTATACGCAGTTGCGGGTGTAAGCCCCGTAATAGTAATTGGAGATGCTGATCCTGTAGCAGTAATTCCGCCAGGTGTTGATGTTACCGTATATCCCGTTACTGCTGCTCCGTTATTTGCTAATGGTGGGCTAAATGAAAGACTTGCAGTTGTTGAACTTAATTTTGTAGCTGTGCCAACTAATGGGGCTGAAGGTGCTGCTGCATCTGTAGTTATCTGATTACTTGAAGATGAGTTAACGCCCGAGCCTTGGGAGTTTGTTGCTAATACTGTAAATGTGTAGTCTTGCCCAGGTGTCAGTCCTGTAACAGTAATTGTTCCGCTGCCTGCTTGTGATACAGATCCCGTAATTGCACCTGGTGTTGATATAGCTGTGTATGAAGTAATTGCAAAGCCACCATTTGATCCTGGTGCAGTGTAAGCAACAGTTGCAGTTGTTGAACCAGTCTTTGTTGCAGTACCAATTGTTGGTGCACCTGGAGCATTTGGATTTACGTAATCTGTAGTTACTGCATTACTTGCCGCTGATGGACTAGAAGTTCCAATAGGGTTTGTAGCTGTAACTGTAAATGTATATTGTGTTCCAGAAGATAGTCCTGTAAAGTTAAGTGGTGATGATGTACCAGTTGCGGTTATACTGCCAGGCAAAGATGTTGCTGTGTACCCAGTGATTGCTCGTCCACCATCTGATGTTGGTGCAAAAAATGTAAGTGATGCCGTTGATGTTCCAGTTTTTGTAGCCGTTCCAATTGTTGGTGCATCTGGAGCTGCAGAATCTGTAGTTATGCTATTACTTGGAGAAGACGGCCCTGAAGTTCCATCAACATTTGTAGCTGTAACTGTAAATGTATAAGCGGTATTAGGACTTAGTCCTGTAACAGTAATAGGAGATGTTGATCCTGAAACAGAAATATTTCCAGGAGAGGACGTAGCTGTATAGCTAGTGATTGTCTGTCCACCATTATTAAGTGGTGCTGCAAATGCAACAGTTGCTGTTGTTGTTCCTGTTTTTGTAGCGGTGCCAATAATTGGAAGATCTGGTGCTGCCATTTTATACTCCTCTTATGCCTGAGCTTCTGTCCAAGATAAACGAGCTGAAATATCTCCAGATGTTAGTCCTAGGTTTGTTGCAACGATTGTTAAAATATCTGGACCATTTGGGAATCCTGGAGCTTTGTAGTTTCCATCTCCTGAAAGAATTGATGTTCCAAGGTCTTTAACCTTTGACAAATCAAAGCTGGTTGCTGAATAGTTTGTACCACCAGTACCGTCGGTATAGAAAGCAAATGCCTGATCTCCACCTCTAATTGTTGTTATTGGGCTAGTTACTGTAGAACCTGTCTTTCCAGTACCATCGTGATAAATAACTTGAGCTAGTGATCCTCCAGCTACTCTAATGTTTTCCCAGTCATTTGGAAGAGTTACTCCAGTTGGGAACGATGAAGGATTATAAATACCCTGAATCAAAAATGCTCCTTGAGCAAGAATACCTAGCGAGCTAAGTGATAACTGCATAGTATTTAATGTTTCTCTCTTGCCATAATTTCTTCCAATTCCATTATCTGCAGATGGTGCAATTCTAATTGAAAGAAGTGGTCTTGCAACCGCTGTTGTACCAAAGCTTTGAGAAACGGATCCTTGTGGAGTAACAATACTTGATGCTATTGTTGTTGCATTGGATATTGAGTATTGAATAGTATTAGATGTTACTGCGCTTACTGTAAATGTTCCATTGAATGTTGTTTTTTCAACTGCTGTTGCAGCTGTTTGTGCTTGTGCCGTATATCCATAAACTCCAGCAAGGATAACTTCAAATGTATTTGATGCTGGGGTTGCTGATATAGTCCTATCACCATTTAAAATAGTA